CTATTGAACTCTCTTCTTGATGCGCTTCTTTATCCAGCAAACCGCAAAGATTGCCAGGAATAACAACACGCAATCGCCAGCAAATAATCTTATCTTATGCCATGTGCTCGCTGGCTTCTCTACCTCCTTGGTCTTGTATCGGTTCACGTAATACTTGACCTTTACGGTGTCAGTCACGAAAACATAGGTATCGCCTACGATGGTGTCCGTCTTGGTCGATGTCTTCCATCTGATGGTCGTAAGATTGTGCCACCGCTCCTTGATTACGGTGTCGCCCTTGATATAGACAAGCACACTGTCCTTCTTGAATACGCTGTCGTGCTGCCGGGTGTCCTGCCAGTGGATCTGCCGATGGCTCACACTGTCACGTCTTAAACTGGTGTGTGCGCTATCGCGATAAACAGTGTTATTTGCGGCTGTTTTTGCGCAGGAACAGCCCAAAATCAAAAGTGGGGTAATTATAAGCATGGCGAGAAATAACGCCACAGAACGCAAATTTCGCCCTTTTCTTGAATTTTCCATACTTTATAAACTTTAGATTAATGTGTTTATTACGCAGGCACCTCGATTTTCAAGGCTTCCTTGGCTCGCTTCAAATACTTCTCGCAGGCTGCCAGTCCGTTGTACCCTCCGTTTATCTTTCTGCGGATAGCCTTCAAGTTGTCTTGGTCTGCCAACTCATTGCAGCCGAAGGTGTCGAATACCCACATCGAGGATTTCGTTGCTCCCAGAGAACGCTCCAGAAGTTCGGGACTGTTCACAACATCGAAGCCGCAATAATTTGCATACTTCCGGTAGTTGGCTCGCCCGGTAATCTGTATCAATCCCCTGCCCTTATACTTCACGCCATCGCCCTGCTGGGTGTTTCCGAGGTCTTTCCTGCCCTCGTAGGCTCTGCCGCTTGCCAGTTCTTTGGTGTATCTCAACTCTCCGCTTTCGTGGGCAATCTGTGCGAGATAGTGCGCCATCCTTAGTGGGGTGTTGATGTGGAAATGCTCTGCCCATCCGTTGATGATTGGAAGGTAGGTGTCTGCCCTGCTGCCTGCATTCGGCATTACCTTTAGAAGTTGCGCTCTAGTTATCCTCATTGTCTCCTCCTTTCTTCCGCTCTTCTTTCATTATCTCGACAACCGCCTTCGCAATCTCGTCCTTATTTTCGAGGATCACCTGCATCGTGCGGTCTTGCTTGCGTATCTCAGCCTTCTCGTATGCCTTCTCCCGGATACTCTTAAACTCGCACAAAAGCAGATACACCGTCCAGGCGATGGCGAACATAGGGAAGGGAGATATGATGCACGTAGCTACGTCCATAAGCGCAGCGATGAGAAATGTAGGAAAATACTTCTTTGCCTTGTCGCACGTTTTCTTCAACCCGGTTGACGTTCTTGCAACATGCAGTTCCTTCGCCTTCTGTATGCCTGCTATCAGGTCAATTGTCATCGCTATCAGAATTGTAGCGAAACAGATAAAAATTACTAGGGCGCACAGATAAAGGTGGTGCACCTGAAAATCGTGAAATACTTCGCTCATATCAATTTATTTTTTTTGATTATTCCAATTTCTCCCAGTCAATTGTAACTCCATTTCCGATGATGTCTGCCGTCCACCTGCAGAATGCCATACCCTCATATCCGTCCGGATCACTAGCTACGGCAATAGCATACTGTACGCAGTCGCTCTCGGTCTTGATTACCTTCGGGTAGAAGTCCGCATAAGCCATATTAGCCAAATAGAGAATATCCCCGAGTGTCGTACCCTTTGAGATTATCTCGTTGTTTGTTGCCAGCCGGATTTCGTCTACCGTCCATCGGTGGCTCGTTCCGTCTACGTTCTTCATCTGCTCGCTTGCTTTGATTGCTAGCTGCTTCGTGAAGTGGTAGCCGTGCTTGGCAACGTATGCTACATATCCGCTGGCTCCCATGAGTGCCTTTGCTGCCTTCTCGTATGGTAAGCTGTGGATGATGTCGCTCTCTTGGTGCTGGTGTCGCTCTTCCTCTCTATCGCAAGAATGGCGCAAAACGATTATTTTCTTCATTGTGCGCCCTCCTATCCTAGTTTGTCGAGTAATTGCTTAACCATGCCACGAATGCCGCTTATATCGCCCTCAAGTGCCTTGAAACGCTTTTCGGTTTCCTGCTTCTCCTTGATGGCTGGGTTCAAAGCTGCAAGAAGTTCTTCGCCCTTGGCTTTCCGCTCCTTGCTTGGCTCGTATGCCTTGATTATCTCATCGGCTTCATTTACCAATTTCCCAACTTCGGGCAAAAGGTCTGCCTTGTCGGTTGCCAGTACGGTTTCGCCTGCAAAGGTTACTCCCAGGTGTTCGGGGATAGTGTAGATTGTCTGCTTTCCATCCACCTCGATTGTTACGTCTCGCATTGGCTGTCCGCTGCTGGAAATGGTTGCGATGCCAGTGTTGATGTGCGGCTGGTTGTCTACGACCTTGCCTTCCTTAACTTCCACCGTCTGCTTGTCTAGCAGATAGACCGGGTGATTTCTCTGTATATTCTTAAATTCCATAATGCGCTCTTTTTAGATAGTTCGATAAATAGACAAAAAGGGGTCTCACTGATAACACAGCGAGTTGCCCCTTGATAGATTTTGTTCAGACCGCCTACGCACCAGTGGTGGTTGTGGTGGTCTTCAACGCTGCAATAAGTTCAGCGTTCTGTCTCTGCTGGCTCAACTCCAGGCGTGCATCGTTGTACCGCTGCTGCAAATCCTGCTGCCAGTGATTGTTAAGCACATCGATAACTCGCTGGGTGTTGTCTTGGTTCGAGCGGATGATGTCGCACTTGTCCTGCTGAAGCTGGAAACCAAGTGCAGAGAAGCCTCGCTCTATGCTGCGGTTGTTGAAATCGAATCCTCGCTGCATTGAGTTCTCGATGTTTTTCTGCCCCAGCTGGTTGTCGTAGCCCATCTTGATGATGTTCTGCTGGGTCTGGCAGCAGCAGTCCTTCAGTGCAATGGTCATCTGCAAGTTACCCTGCGAGATAGCATTGATTACTCGCTCTGCCGAATAACCAACTTGTCCGCTTATCTGCTGGATGCCTGCCTGAATGCCGCAAACAGAAGCCTGCAATGCATTGAAGTCGCAGTTCAAGTTAGCCGCCAGGGTCTTCAAGTCCTGGTTGTTGCCCTGAATTGCTCCCATCAACAAGTCGCTGTTGTGGTTGTCGCTCATCTGAGTGCGAAGGCTGTCAATCTGAGACTGGATTTCTGAACGCTGAACGTTGCCGTTCTGCCCGTTCCAGCCATCACCGTACATGAATCTGAACATTCCCAGCATCATCATGTAGGCGAATGGGTTGTTCCAACCTCCACCCATACCACCGTTCATTGCTGCCAGCATAGTCGCTGGATCATTGTCTCTACCTCTAGCGAGCAACGCTGCTGCTAGGTTGTCATTGCCACCGTCCCCAGTGCAATAAACTTTCTCGATTGTGTCTGCCATAAAATTTTGAGTTAATTATGTCGTGGAAGCCAAATATTGGAATCCGCTGCAAAGATACTCTGATTTTTGGCTCGCTCCAAAAAGTTAGTGCAGGGGTATTTATCGAATTATTGTCAAAGAACGCTTTTGGTTACTTTCTTTTTGTTTCTTGATTAAACACAAATCGGCTCAACGTCCTTGTTTAGCAAGGTCGCTTGTGCCGTGGCAAGTCGATAAACTCGAGACGTGCCGAGATAAGTGTAAGCCATCTTGCTCAGATGTCTCACTGCTGAAACGGTGCGGTTTAATACGGTCGCAATGGTTGTAATGCTGAATCCTGCGTGTATCATCTGCTCAACGACCATACATCGTGCCATAACGAGGTTTTCTGCTCTCGACTTGCCGAGAACGTCTTCTCTCGTAATACTCAACTCTCCGTTCTGAAGTTCAATAGCGCAACACTTGATTACGTTGTCTATAACTCGCCATAGTTCTTTCTCCTTGTCATTCATATATAATTTATTAAAATTATTGTATATTATTATATATATTTTCTGACGAAAATTGTATTATTATACCCCCAGCATAGAATCAATCATTCCGTCAATGGCTTCATCGGTCATACTCTTCTTAATAGAAGGATCTGCGCCAATTGACTTCATCATCATAGCTACCCAGGGGTTGTCACTCTCCAGCGTGGATTGTATCTGCTCCTTGTATGCTTCGTGAAGCTCGCCCGATTCCTTGTATTCCAAAAGAACCGTGCGCAAGGCTTTTACTGCGTAGTTATCAATCAGCAAGGGATTGTCCCTTGCCTATGAAAGTTTGGTAAGAAGCACTGCCAGTGCTTCGTGTAATTGTTTCTTATTCTTCTTCATATCTTCTTATTTTTAAATTTTAAAAGTCAGCGACTTAGAGCTAAATATGGTTTACTCCCCATACTGTGGCTTCTCATACACCAAGTTATGCTCATCTACGTAAGCCTTGGCTTCTAAGTATGTATCAAACTCTACCGCGGTGGCACCTACTGCTGGGAATACCTCAGCATCGTCACCTTCCTCCGTGAGAGGGAGCGTCATCTTGGTTCCCTCATGTACTACCTTATACTTCTTTGTTAACTTGTTCATATCTTATTTCCTTTCTTTGCTTTAATGTTAAACTTATGATACCTTATGCATGAGTAACTGATACCGTGTAGCCTTTCTGCTGCAATGTTGCAACTGCGGCATCTGATGCTGAAGTACGATTACCATAAATTTTTATAGTTTTATACCATGCTTGTTCACCGCCATTGATGCCAGATGTACAACCAGAAAGATTTTTTAAGCAATTATCTACATCGTCTCCTAGATTGACATCTTCTAAAGCAATTATTTTAGAGGATGATGGTCTAGTGTTCTTCCACGTAAAAACTTTTGAAGTTCCTGTAGCAGTAAAAAATATTAGGTTACTTCCTAATTGCGAGAGTTCACCAGAAATATTTAATACGTTTTTTATGCGTAGTTCTTTCAACCTGTTGCAATTATTTAAAGTAGAAACATCACCATAACAACTAGTATTTTCCAAAAATAGTACGTCTAGAAGTTGTTTGTTTCCAAAAGCAGATATATCCCCATGAATCTTTGTGTCATTAGTAAATCGTACTTCAACCAAATTATTGCAATTTGATAAAGAAGCAACATCACCAGATACACCTGTGTTCTCGAAGGTTAATGAACTAATAGTGGTATTAGCAAAAACAGAAATATCGCCTTTGATACCATCACAGTTACTCATATACATGTGTACTAAGTTTGATGCGCCTTTAAAGGCACTAATATCCCCATAGAACATTGAATTTCCACAATAGATGATATTAAAATCAGGTCTATTATACTTCAAATTTGAAATATCAAAAGAGCTTTTTGAAGTACCTCTATCTTCTATAGTTCCCAATTCCAATAAAAGCAAATTGTAGTTTGCATTTACGAAAACAATGCAGTCTTTGTTCTCCACATACAAAGTCGTTTGTGTCTGTGCTGGAATTACAATAGATGTCTTTCCATTAGGGACAAGGGTTTCACTACAGAAGCTACCACCAGAAACTCTTACATTAATATTAGAAGAAGCTTTTAACACTAAACCTCTATTGTATTTAGTAGGTGTATCTTCTTTCGGAAAGTTTATTACTAACTCTCCAATTTTAGGCAATGTATCATTAGTTATTATACCTTGCAATTTTGTTATAAAACATTTAGCCATAATTATATGTATTATTTAAAAAATTAATTCTATTTGTTAACCAGTTTTTTACTCTGTTTATAGAAGTAAAACATCCTCCCCATTGAGGGTATTTGTCATAAGATTCTTTGAACGGAGAATCATTCGTATTCTCATTCAAGCACAGAAACTTATATCCATGAAATACTGTAGTATCTCCTTTATTATAAGTCCTAGAACTATCATAATCATTTAGACTTGTACTATATTCTAACAATTTCCAATTTTTGGATATGTGACTATCTCTGTAAGACGGTGTTTGCGAATACACTTCAAACTCCTTTTCTATATTGGAATATCCAATTTTATTTATCCAACTATTCAAAAGTTTAACGATATTATCAACACTAAAAATTCCTTTATCCCTCAATTCTTTATATCTTTTAGAAATTTCATCACTATATAACTTATCCAAACCAAGACATTGAGGAATACCTAATATTGTGGAATTATCGCTATTAGGAATCACATAAATTCCATTCCAATACATACCGAATATAGAGTCCACATCATATAGTGTTGGGGTCCAATGCAAGCCATCATAAGTTACCCATATCCAATTCTTTCCAAATCCATCATGGTTAAATAGAACTTGACTGACAAGATAATAATCAATGAATGCCTGTGGTAAGAAATACTGCTCGAAAGTTTCCTTTGTGTTGCTCGCCCTCAATGCTGCTACAACGCCAGAGAGACGAGTGAGATAATCCTTTACCTTTTTGCTGTTTGCATCAACATCTGATAGCTCTTTTGGATTGTCCCCATCATACGCATCACCATTGATGTCAACCAATTTTTTGGGATTTCTAATTTCAAAGGCAGACCAATTTATTGTTCCACCAAACAGCGTACTTGTATTTACAATACCATCAAGGATGATATTTTCGGCTTTTTTCTTGTCACACTGATAAACCTCTTTTGACTTTTTGAGGTTCCAAGTATATACACCAATCCAAGTTTCCTCTCCTGTATTACTATTTATCCAAGTAATAATAATAGGAAAACCATCAGGATGACACTTTGCTCCAGTGAAGAAATCCTTTTTTACATCACCAAATCCATCTGTCACGCTATCATTTGAATAACTATACTCGTAAGGGTACTGCTGACCGATAGGACGAGACTTATACACCTGCTCCATTAGCCAATAGCCTACAACACACTGACCACGGAAAGCATCAATGTAGTACTTCTTTAAATGAAAGCTATCCTGTGTTGGAAAATCACCGAACTTAATCTCACTTCCATCAGCAATATCTATTGCCATATTCTTTACATAGTAAGTCATAGATGAACTGCCTTGTGCATTCAAGATTACTGGCTTACGGAAATAGTTTCCATCCTTGTCATTGTACTCTATTTCAGCTTCAATGTCATCCTGCTTTGTTGTAGGCAAATTTGGTGCATAGAGTCTTACTTGTGCAGCAATACGAGGGATAGGCAATTCTATATAGCTATCCTTGCTGAAATCTGATGGATTCTCCATCTTGATACCAGCAGACTTGAAAGCGTCATTGACCTCTTTGGCTGCTTCATCAGATAATTCTATATGTTTAGCAGAAATCTTGTGCTCATGTCGAGTACCTTCTGAATCTCTATATCCAAGCACCTTATTATCTGCATCTGTTGTAATCTCAGTTCTTCCCTCAGGGTCTTCAATATGTTCAAACTCTGTTGGGATAGTCTCAGACTTTACCTTATAGAGATAATGGCTACCATCAGGAGCAATATATCCAAGCACCTTACCTTCAGCATCAGTCTCAACAGAAAGATATTCATCATTCTCTATTGTAGAAAGATGATTAGTACGTTCTTTGATGTCTGCTATATCAATAATGGCATTGGTGATAAAAGTACTAATGTCAATACCACCAACAACCATGTGACCATCATCAGCACGGAAACCACAAAGAACCTTGTTATCTGCATCAATAATAGCATATATCCATTCCTCATTGGTTATTACAGAGTACATTTCGTGATTAGGGAAGTATGGCTGTGCATCATACTTGATTCCTGCAAGGATTCTGTTTTCTGCATCTACTACTGCGATGATATACTCATCGTTAGAGATATAGAAGAAGCTGTCTGCAATATCAAGGTTTATCAATCCCTTACCATCTTCCTTTGGCTGGAAGGTTTTAAGAGCTTCCTTAATAGCCTTAATATCATCAAGCCACTGAGCCTTGGCTGCCCAACAAGTACAATCTTGCTGAATACCAAGAAGAGGATGATTAGCAGCATCAAGAATAACCCAAAGGAACTCCTTATTCTCGATTACCTTGAAGCACTCTTTTACTTCATCTTCAATCAAGCTCTTGCCTTCCTCCTTGTCAACCTTCTTGCCAAGCTCAACGTCCATATCCATCTTGTTTGCCTTCTTGCCAAGCTCGGTGTCCTGCTGCTCTGCAATCTCCGCAAGACCATAGAGAGCACCGCCTACCCTCTCGGCTGTGTTCTCGCCCACCTGCGTAGCGTTCTTGACCGCTGCCGCCTGCTGTTTAATTTCGTTTATTGTTGCCATATTAATCTCCTATTGCGTGAATGTGTGCCCTCGTTCCTCGCTGTGCCTTCACTTCCCCTTTCGGGGTGAATGCCTTGAGGTATTCAAGGGAATCTGATAAATATCTTTCCGCCATATCCAATATGTCGTTGTACTGCTTGTTGCTCGATACGTCTTGAACATGGTCTGAATAATCGTCTCTGTGGCGCATTCCACCTGCTCGGCTTACAATTGTGCCATCGGCACGAAAAAGCCTCGCATACGTGAAATAAGCGAGTGCCTTGCGTATTCCGCTGGTGTACTTCTGCACCTTGGTTTCGTCTTGGCTGCAATCGCCCTCCTTCTTGGTGGTGTATTCGCCACCGTCCAGGAAAGTTGCAGGCTGGAAATCGGGCAATACTGAATCGCCCCACTCTCCCTGCTCGGTTGCTGCCTTGAACCGCTTCCACCCGATGGCTGGTATGATGTTCGCATCTTCGCATTCACGAATGTATGCGTTCACCTCATCCTCATCTAGGTGTGTGCTGGTCGGTCGTGCCAGTTCCCGGAACTGATCAACCGTGATAAGTTGTTTTCTTTGTTCTCCCATAGGCTCAATAAATTAGTCTATCGTGTTATTACCTGCCACCTCGCTGCTGATATACTTTAGCGGCTGTAGCTTAGGGTCTAGGTTCTGAATGGCTGGGTCGTGCCAGCTGTTGAAAATCTTCTTGAAGGCTCGCTCGATGAATCGCTGCTCGGTCGTCACTTCGCCTGCATAGTATTCGTAAGCGTCCTGCATAACTTGTCCACTGAATCCCAGCTTGCCAATACGGATTGAGTAGAAGAGTTCTTGATGGAACTGTGCGTAGATGCGTTCGATAACGCTGCTGTCTGTCACGGAAAACTCCTTGTCGAAGTTCTTCGTAGGGAAAGCCACTACCTTCGGTTCGTCTTCCTCGTTCTCCACCTCGACCGCAAGAATCTTCGCTGTGTTCTCGTCCCCTTGGAACTGCAAAAGGTCTTCATCTGAAATCATCTGTCCGCTCTCCACTTCTTCGCCTTCCTCGTTGAACTTCGGAACACCCTTCTTGGTTACGAGCATGCACGATACTAGGAAGTTGTTGCGGACGTTTCTCATCTTGACGTTGCCAAGTCCCTCATCGGTTGAAATCTCAGTGATGGCTGAATCGTAGCTGGCTGTCGGATAGATAAACTGTCCGTCTAGGCTCTGCCACAGAATCTGTCCCTTGTAGCTGTCGATGCCGCCAGCGTTCTCAATCTGCTTAAGAACGATGTCGGGGTCGGGGTTGAAGACGTTGATGCGTTCAATAGTCTTCTCGTTCACCATCAACCGCTTTCCGTTCCTCGTTTTCTTCTGCTCCCAGTCGGGGTGCAACAAGACGTGCGCCACGCTCCCCTTGTCGTCCGTCTCTTCAAGGCGGCAATTCTCAAAGGGTACGTGGCTCACGCTCGACACCTGCCCTAGAACGTTGTAGTTTACATGAATGGCAAAGCCTCCAAAGCGTGCGAGGTCTTGCGCTACGTTCCGGAGCAAATCGTCTGCCGTGTCCCCTTGCTGGTTCATCGCCAACGCTGCTAGAATGTCGCTATCGAAGCCGTAGCCCTCAATGAATCGGGCATATCGGTTAAGGCACAGCATTGCCGTTCCGCTGGCTTCCGTGATGCGTGCGAGGTTCTGCGGATAAAGATTATCATATCCGTATGCCTGCATCTTGAATCGGCTGACGTAGCCAATATCAACCCTTCGCTTTGGCTTCTTAACTGTCTTAACGTTCATATTGCTTGTGTCGTTTTACTTGTTGTTTTACTCTTCTTCCTTGCCTGCTTTCTCGGCTTGGTCGAGGTCTTTTTTCTTGTCGCTGCCTGCTGGCTGCTGTTTGTTCTCGATGAGTTCCTCGCTGGGTACCTTCTGGAAGTAGCTCTCCATGTGTGGGTACTTCGTCAGATATTCGTGCGCTACCTTGTCGGTCAGGTTCTCATTAGTGAAAATCTTACCATGGTAGAAATCCGGGCAGGAAATGATGAAACCTGCCTTCATAGCGTAATTACATGTTTTTGGCATTGCCTTTTCTTTTTTGAGTTTTAAATAAATTTCGATTAAAGCATCGTGGTAACACTGCTGGCAGGTTGTCGGTACAAACCGCTTGTGCGTTACCTCAAAATAGAGAGTTTCAATAACTGCCTTGTCGGTTGCATCAAAGGGACTGTCGAAACGTGCCTTCAACTCCCAGACCTTGGCTGTTGCTTCCTTGTATGTCATAGGCTACGCTGCTGCTTCCGTCAGAAGGCTCTTATACTTGGCTGCTGTGGTCTCGCTGTCTGTGTCGAAGAAGAAATAAGCTGCCTTCGGTACGCTCTCCTCTTCCAGCGTGATAAGCCAGCCACCCTCGGTGTCGTCTGAGTACTTGTCGTTCTCGCCTGCACTTGCCTTCAGTGCCTGCGCATATCCGAACACCTGATACTCTGCCTTTCCGTCCGCTCCCTTTGAAAGGTTTCGCAGGATGATGACGAACTTTCCGTTCGCCAGTCCGTCAATGATATTTGCGCAAACGTCAGGTGTGTTTGCCAATACCACGACTGCCACTGTGTTCTTCCAGCTGTTGCGATACGTGCCAACGGTCAGTTCGGTCTTGGTTCCAGTGAATGGCTTGCTGCCTTCCTGCCGGATAGCGTATGCTTTCTTGCCAGTCTTCAAAACTAATGTTTTAATTATATTGCCCGCTACAACTGACTTGGTGAAGTCGATGTCGTCTCGGTTGATGATAAGTCCATCGCCCTCCAGTCCCTTTGTTACTTGGTCTTCGCAAGGGATGATGATGTCCTGAGCGATAAGGCTCTCGCAAGTTGTTGCCATATTAATTCGTTTTAAATTGTTATATCCCCAACACCGTTTTGTGGGTGTTGAGGATTGTCAAAATAACTTAATACTAAACTGAAAATTTGAAGCGATTAGTAAGCTGCATGGATCATGTCCTCTTCGAGGAGAGCCGTGCCAATCTTACCGGTAGCATAGAGATAGTTTCTGCGCTCCTTCTTGTCGAACCAGATGTCGAGGTCGCTGATGAGATTGTCTGCGTCTGTACCAATCATAAGGTGCTTAGGATTGCAGAATACCGCACGGTGTGGAAGGTTGATTGTAGCCTCGCCCTTCTCGTATGCCTTAATCATTCTGTCCCAGATGCCGACACGTGCAATCTTCACTCCGTTGTAGGTCGCTACTTCGAATCCATCGAACAACTTCTCCCATGGCATAATGTCGTGGTAGGTCTTCTTGAGGTCGTAGGTCAATGCGTCAGCAAGCGAGCGTGTCATGAGCAATACGGCATCGCTATCGTCTACGATACGTGTGTCTGCATCCATCAGGATGGTGTCTACAAGTGTAGTAGCCGCACCACTCTTGCGCAATTCAGAAATCTGCTCTGCTGCCGTAGCCTTACTGTTGGCTGCGATGGCGGTATGGTTCTTTGCCGCTGTGGCTGTAAAGATGCGCTTGAAGAGACCATCGCATACATTGAAATTACTGACATCTAAGCCTGCTGTCAGCTTGCCGCCACCTTCACCTGACAATGCTGCCTCCTTGTCACCAAGCCAGCCGAAACGCCAAATCATCTGCTCCATGGCTCGCTGGAGTGCATCTGCATAGATTGCCATAAAGTCGGTGCTGGTGAGGTCGCCAATGGCTGTACCAGTCTTCAGTGAATACTCTCCGATGGTTCCCTTTATTGCCTCGTAGCAAATCTTGACTGGGATTTCCCACTGTCCGAATTCCCAACGCTTCTGAGAGTTTGCGATACCCTTCTCCTCATAGGTAGGGTCGCAACCGCCACCCTTCTTACCGACCATTTCCATCTCTCCGAGAAGAGCGATAGGGTCTTTCTCTTTGACCTTCTGAATGTTCACGAATGAAGAGAAGTCTTCATCGTTGTAGAAGGTTTCCTGCACGGCATCCTTGATGCTTGCGAGGTTTTCTGGCTCGAGTGTAAGGTTCTCAAGCTGCTGTTTTGTAAATCCTGCCATTATTTTCTTTTGATTTAATGGGTTAATACTTTGTTACTTCTTGCCCTTTTTGTGGAGCTTTGCAAGTCTCTCCTTGATAGCGTTCTTGCCTTCCTCGACAGCGTTCACGTTGTCGCCTGCGCCCTTGCCGCTTGGCTGTCGCTGCGCTGGCTGGTAGTGGCTGCTGTAGCCTGCCAACACCTTCTCAGTACCGCCTGCCATCTTCACGGCATTCAGGATGCGCATGTCTTCCTTGCTCTTTGCGAGTTTCTGTGCGCCTGCCAGCTGCGCCTTGGTTTCGTTCAACTGCTGTTTGAGTGCTGCTACCTGCTGCTTCAACTTGGCTACAGTGTCGTTGTCGGTGCTTGATGCGCTGCCGCCTTCACCGCCTTCACCGCCCTCATTGTCGTTGTCGTTGTCGTTGTCGGTGTTGTCTGCGGTCTGAATGTCGGTAATTACACCGTCCTCGACAACAATTGTCTTACCGTCCGGCATTTCAAACGTTCCGTCCGGACTTGCCTTGTCGCCAACTTGTGGATCTCCCTCTTCACGCTCAACGGTCAGTGTCTGTCCGTCTGCTGTGTTGAGCTCCATCGCCTTTGGCTCTGCCTTGGCTTGTGGCTCTGCCACCGCCTGCTCTGCTTCCTCCAGTGTCTTCACGCCCAACTTGGCGAGAATCTTGTCGAGGAGAGAAGCCTTTACTTCTGTTTTCTTCTCCATTGCTTTTGGATTTTGTTGTTTTGAATTAATAAAATTTTCGATATTGCGTTTCGATGCGCTTGCGCTGATTGGTGCAACGGTGCTGCTGATAAGACCTAGGCGCATAGCCTCGCTGGTGCTGATGAAGATGTCCTTATCCATCAAGGCTTGAATCTCTTCCCGGTCGCACTCGCACCGCTCTACGTATGCGTCCACCATCTTATCCTGCCACATCTGCATTTCCTCGCTCTGATTCTTCAAGTCCTTTGCGTTCAGCTGGTCGCCCAACACCCAGCCAGGAACCCACGGATTGTGTAGCAGGAAGGCAGCGTTCTCGTATGCCTTGCGGCTCTCCTTTGGTGCTGCGAGCATGATGATGGTTGCCATGGATGCTGCCTTGCCCTCTACGGTGCAGGAAATCTTCTTGCCGCTCTGTCGCAGTCGGTCGTATATCGCCCAACCTTCGACTACAGAGCCGCCATTGCAGAAGATGCGCATATCGATTGTATCATCGTCTTTCGGTATGCTTGCTGCAAAAGCATCTATATCTTGAAAACACACGCAATCACCTCCCCACCATTGATACCAGAACTTGTTGTCTTGGCTGTCGATGTCGTTGTATATTCTGAGTTTTGCCATTGAATCGTGATTTTTTAAGTTTTAAAACGCTGCAAAGATACGATATTTTTCAATATGTTTATCTCGTAAGCAGTTAATTTTTCTAAACAAGCCCAAATTTTGCGCTCTAAGCGGCTTTTATTGCCTTGGGTGTGTAACTTTACCACCTTTAAGCGAAAACCGCTCAGAACGCAAATCTTGAAGAAATAACTACCCTTTAAATCCTGCCGATATTCTCTATAGTCTGCACTCTCCGCTGGGTGCGGTTTATCTCTTCCACGCTCACTACTGGCTGAGGAGCCATCTGATACCCTCTGGCTACAGCTGCCGCCAGCATATCCATGCCGATGTTGCTTCCTCCGTTGTTTACCACGATAGGCACGCCACCTCCAAGCTGGTTGAAAGCGGATAATATCGGGCTGAACATCGAAGTCGCCTTGGCGGTCATTACACTCTCGCCATTGGAAAGCCTTGCCGGGATGCTGTCGCTGGTTCCAGTGCCCGAGCCTTGGACGTAGCCACCAGTGGAAAAGCCCTTGACGGCTGCTTTCGCTCCGGCAAAGGCTGCCTTGGTTAATGCCATCATGCCTGCTGCACTGGCAACGCCAAACCACGACTTTTCTGCCAGCTCATGTGCCAACATCTGTGCATAGTAAGCCGTGATTGCCATCTCAATCGCATCAAGCAAAGATGTGAGCATGGATTTCAAGAAGTTGTGGAAGGATTTGTCTTGCTCATTGAAGAAACTAGACAGTCCATCGCCCAGCGTAGAAATCATGTTAGCCATCATCTGCTGGCGTTCACCGATTTTCTGTTGCTGCTTCTTGTTCGAATCGTCTGCCAGCTGTACCTCTGTGTCGTTGAGTTGCTGCTGGAGCTGCTTCTGCGCTTCCGTGTTCTCTTGGGTCATTGCTAGCTTCTGCTCTAGGAAAGCCTTATACCGCTCCAACTTGGCTGCGTTGTCGTTCTCCTCATCGCTAGTGCCACCACCCAATATATTTGCATCCTTGCGTGCCTTCTCTGCGTTCTCGAACTCCTTGTTGAGTTCGTCCACAATCTCCTTCGCCTGGTTCTTCAAGTCCGCTTTTGCTTTTATCATGATGTCGAGAAGTTTTGCCTGCATTTCCTGCGCCTTTTCCGCTCCAATTTGCCCTGCCGCCACGTATGCGTCAATGCTTCGTGACACCATGTTCTTCTCCAGCTGTTCGAGGTCGTTGCTGTAGTCTCGCTCGTTGTCGTACATGCCTGCGAGGTATCGCTTCTTTGCGTCCATTACTTGCTCGTTGTACTGATACTGGATAAGCGCAATCGCTTCCTGCAATTCCTTTTCCTGCTTCTTCCTGCGCTCTGCCTCTGCCTTTGCCGCCTTGTCTGCTGCTGCCTTCTCCTTCTTGGTCTTAGGGGTAGTGCTGGCGATATTAGTGCCGTCCTTGAGCTTTGTATTGTCGGTTGTGGCGGTCGCCATGGATGGTGCATCTGCGCTGACTGGTATCTTGATGTTAGCATGGTTAAAAGTATTCTTCATGCCACCCACGATAGCATCAGCCATTCCGCTGCCGAATTTCTTCAAGTCTCCCCAAGCCTCCTTCACGGTATTGCCAAGACCCGAAAAGATGGAGTTGAAGCCGTCTCGCATCTTCTTCACGTCAAAGGAGAAAAAGCCCTCAAACATCTGCAACAGTCCCCTCGCTGGTCTTGCAACAAGCTTAATGGCATCTATGATGATGTTGAAGGCAGCCAAGGCAACCTGCCCGACAGACTTAAACGCAAAGCCTATCAACTGAATCAATCCCCTAAATGCCACGCTTTGGTTATAAAGGTTGATGATTGCCCTCAATAGTTTCGTTAGATGGTTGCTCACGAATGTTGCCGCCTGAGCCTTCATCATTTCGAAGCCGCCACCAGTAACGTCAAAGAGTGCACTTGCGGTATCCTTCAAACGCTTGTTGGCTTCCACCTGCTTTTCCTGAGCCTTGGCAACATCACTGGATTGTTCCTTGACCTTATCCATGTTCATCTCAATGTCTCCGAGGGTCTCGATGTACTTTAGACCTGCATCCTCGCCAGGACCTCCAAATATATCTGCGATGGCTTTTCCTACCTTGGCTGATGAAGCAGGGTACTCCTTCAGCTTGTTTCCGACCTCCTGCATGATGTCAAATGTGGTCTTGCTACCGTTTTGCAGTTCTTTCTGAACTTTCTCGCTTGATATACCTATGCCATCCAATGCGGCTGCTGTTGCGGTGGTCATCTCTCGAAGTCTAAGATTACCCTCCTTGATGGTGTCAAGACCCTTATCAGAGAATATTCCCTGCTTGGTGGCGTTGGTTGATATAGCCACGAATTGCTCAGCATTCAATCCAGCTTCCTTTAGGTACGTTGGGTATTCCTTCACGTTCTCTAGGAACTCATCACTAGCATTCGCACCAGCCACAAAGCCATCTTGCAAGAGCTTTAGCGATTCTGATACACTGATGCCAAACTGCTTGCTCATTACATTTGCGGATTGCAAGGTTTCGTCAAAATCAACGGAAAACGTCTCGCTGATTGCCAAGGCTTGATTTCTCACTGATTTCATTTCGTCACCGAAAAGCCCAGTGAACTGCATGGTCTTGCGTGTGGCTTCCTCTATGCCCTTGTTGTAGTCATAGAACCATTTGAAAGCCATTCCGACACCAGCCACACCTGCCATGGCTAGGAAATAAGGGTTGGTCAATAAGGAAAGAGCCGTATTTTTCAACGCACCAAACTTTACCCTTAGGTCTTCCACAGACTTTCCCATTTCCATAACCTTTCCGATTCCAGTATCATCAACAACATCAAAACCGAAAAACTCGGTATTCTGTAGGTCGTCAGCCGCCTTCATCATGGAATCGTAATAGCTGCCGACACTGCGCTGGAATCTTCCAGTAGCCTCCTCAGCCTCTTTCAGCTCCTCTATCAAGTCTTGAATATGCTCCTGCATCTCCTGACCCTTGGAACTATCACGCTCGGCACGGCTCATCTCATCATAAGCCTTCGTGGCATTTGAAAGCTGGGCGCGCAACTGCTTCAAGCTGCCTTCCTGCTCGTTCTCGGTGCGCACGTTGTTCTGTATCTCCTTTTGCAGCGTGCGCACGTTGTAACGATACTCCTTGATGGTTGCGTTGATAGCTTCCGTCTGCACCTTCATTTCGTTTGTTGTGATGGTCTTGTCTTTTTCCTGCTGCTGCAAGTCCTTGATACTTGCCTTCAACTGGTCTATCTTTTCCTTGTATCTTATGATGCCATAGATTGCATCCTCGTACTTGACCTTGATGTCAAGAATCTGCTGTTTGTCTTCACTTACCATAGTTCGTTCTTTTTAGTTGTTTAACTCTATCATTGTAACCTCGCAATATCCGCTGCTTGTGGTCTTGATTTCGAGAACTGCGAAATATGCGCCATACTGTGCAAGGTACACTGGCTTCGTTTCGTCAAAATCTAGTATATCCAAGTCCGACAGATTGAGCCGTTCCGTGATTACGTGCGCCCTGGCGATACTTGCTGCAAGCTGCTTGTACTTCGTATCGAATATGTTCTGAAGGTCAATATCAAATCGAAGTGCAGCTTGCTCCTTATCATCTCTTAGCGTCATTATCCGCTCCTTGCATCCCTTATACTCTCCACCATTCTTCATGCCGAAAGAATCAAGTGTTCTTATCGGTATGCGGTTGTCATCGCTGGCTGCAAAAGGTAGCGTCCACGTGTCCTGCTCATAGTCCAAAGTCTGGTTGCTGATTACGAGGTCTGCATCATAGTCCCCGGTTGTCTCTTCGTCTTCCTTCCACTTGTAGCGGTTGTGTTGCATAAAGTCTGAAACGGAATACTCGCTTTTCCGTGGTGCACCTTGGCGGTCATACGGAATGAGTTTTCCGCTCCAGTCGTAGGCGTTCGCCTTGTTTGCCCAAACTCTGGTAAACATGATAAACTGCACTTGCGTGCTGTTGGTCAGTTGCCTAGGGAACGAGCCAGTTATCAAAGCCAAAAACTTAATGAAGTTTGTTACCTCGATTTCGGGCAGGTTTATGCCGATAGGGAAACTTCCACCAATCGGAACGCTGTCCCCACTCTTGACGCTCGCAATTATTTTGCCTCCATAAACGGAAGGAATGTTGACTGTGTTTATTCCGTGCATGATAGTCTCAAACGTCAATACATCGTCCTTCTTTAGCGATATAGTGTTTGTCCCTGCCGAAAGCAAATAAAGATAGCCATCGATAGCATATCTGCGTAGTACGACTGGGTACTTAACCTGTCCATCCTCGTACTTCAAATCTCCGAACTCGTATTCCTGCGTGGATGCCTCACCTCCAGTAGTGCTTGGCGTTGTAACGGTCATTTTCACGCCCATAGGCAACTGAATCTCCGCTGCGTCTTCAAACTGATGTCTGACGTAGTATTGCACTTGCACATCAAAGGCCAGTTCGCAATCCTTTGTTATCGTCAGTTTCTGTACATCGCTGCCAGTGCTTGGTGTGACTGACGTCAATGAGTTGTTGACGGAAAAGGAAAGTGCTCCCAGTCCGTCACGGCTCTTAACGTCTGCGGTCAGATTACCGATGATTGTCTTGTCGTCTGCCTTGTTGTTGATTATAGGCACAACGAGGTTGTTCAACATCTTCTTTGCTTCATCATCCTGCCAAACGAAAGATACGCCCGACTTCCTCGCTATCCTTGACAATAGCCAGTTTACGGTCACACATGGCTGCAAGAATTTTGGAGAAGTCTTATATTCGTTCACCGCCACCTCATCGCCCACGAAATCCTCTTTATTATCGCCATCTATCATTTCGTACATAGGTGTCAGCCCGGTAACTGATAGCGACAGAGTGCTGTAATATTCGGCAGGTGCATTCACTACGAGGTATGCAGCTCTAGCCTCTCCTCTGATGGTGTATACTTCCAGCGTCTCATCTTCTCCGCTCACGGATATAACCCGCATGTACTTATCCAGTACTGCATAGCTTCTGTAATCGCCCTTTCCTTGCGCTTGCACATTTGCCGTTGATGATGGCAAGAAAGGGATAAGAGCACAGATCATGTTCGATGCGCTCTCTATATATCCGCTTATATACTTTCCGACCTCTGTACCTGTTCTGATGCGTCCACGGCTAGGCGAGTATTGTGTCGTGGTATATTTATTCCTCTGCACCAGATTAATACCAAAGTTATCTTTGCTTTCAATTCGGTATGGGTTGTAATAAGCAAAGAATATTCCCTTGTTCACGGCTTCCTCCCTTGTGTTTGGTTTGTTGTACTTTTCAAAAAGAACTCTGTCTGTCACTCCCAGTTCGTTCAGTTTCATTCCGCTCTCAAGTAGCTTCGTGAACGCTGGCATTATACCCCAGTAAATTGAAACCTCAATGTTTTCCTCGATACTCAGCACGCTCAATCGTCCGTCCTTGATAATTTGCACACCTCCACGGAAATAACTGCACTTATGGAAAATATAGGGGTATCTACTGCCGCTCTTCGGTCTGTCCGCTTGCTGCAATACTGAAAGGTTGTGCACCGTCCGTGGTAGCTGGATGGTGTACGTGTAGTTCGAGGTCATTTTCGTGACGTCACGAAAAAGGTTGCTCTTAATGTCGAGCACCACATCGGTGCTCTCCGGCAAATCCATCAAAACACCGTCTATATAAAGTTGCTGGTCTGTCATAATCTCTGAACGTTAATGTTATTTATTATCATTTCGCACACGAAATCCTGCAAGCAAGCTCGGCTCTTCGTGTAGCTTCCTGCCTTGATTGTTACGCTCGTCCACTGGTCTTCCTCGTGCCTCCAGTCTCCCCCGAGATACATGTCAACGACTGGGCTGCTGGCTAGGTCTTGTAGCATGTCGAACGTATCACTGTCAACCAACGGGGCACAAAGTTTGATTGAATCCGTGCGCTCGTATCCCTGCCTTCTTCCGCTGTCGCCAACGTAGCCGTATATGTCGCTGTATTCACCCAGATTGTTGCGTATGAAACTCAGGTCGCTGGCTATTTCTCTCGTTTCCTCCCCAGACGCAAATAGCCAATAGCGAATGAATCCGTGTCGGTCAATCCAACGCAGATAGATGCCGCTCTCGGTATCGTCTCTGTCAATGCGCAGCAATAGTGACTGCTTTCCACCGGCAGATAGACAGAAAGTAAGGTCGAAAGTATTGTCAAACGTTCCCTGCTGAATCTCTCCATCGTAGTCGTAGATGTTCCAGTACCTGGCACCGCTTGGTAATATGGCTGCATTGAAGTCTATCATGTTGGTGTTCGGAATCTCAAGCAGCTTGTTGGGTGCTCCCTCGTAACCTATAATCAGTTTGGTGTCCGCCTTACTTAAATACATACCAAAAGAGAACGGATAGTTGGTGAACCACGTAAGGCGTTTGTAGCCGTTCCAGGTCTCCCCGAACCTTGGCGCACCCCATACTACGTTCGTAGTGAATTCGATGCTCGCAAGCTGTCCGTCTCTGTCATCGTATGCGTTAACCTCAACTCTTATGTACCAGGATAAGTTATTGACGTCATAGTTTATCGTCCAGTCCACGCCTGCATTGATGCGTCCATCGAAAAAGGCTTGTACGTATGCCCTGGAGTCTGTAATGCACTTTCCGTTGAACGCCTCCACATTGTAGGCTCGTTCTGAGTTACCACATCTTATTATTACCTCAATCCACGATAGGTTGCTTCCACTCGCTCTTATGATGCAAGGCAAGAAGGCGAAGCACACTTCATCTGGATAGAAAAAAGAATATCCGTTGTTCGTTGTCTGTCTCATACCGTCTCATTGTTAAGTTTGATACTTTCCACCGACTGGTGGATTAAGAAAATAAGTCGCTGCCCAAGCCGCTTCATTGTGTCTGGAACGACGTTGCTGTATACGTCAGCCGTGCCGCCAGTCCGGTGCAGCTTAGACCCCTTGTTGGCGATGGTGTGTGCGATTGCTCCTGCCATGCTCATGTCGCCACGCTCTTGTGGTGTATACTTGTGTGCCCGGTCGGTCTTGTAGGGTATAGGTGTACCGTGCAGCCCCTTGTCCTTCATCCACTGCCGGATGATGCTACGGAAGCCGTATGGTATCTTTCCTGCCCTTCGTCCGGTCTCAAGCACCCCGAATGGCTTGTGTCCCCAGAGGATGGTTTCTTCCTCGCTGGGCTGCTCCACCTTTAGGCTCGCTATGGTGCGCCCCGATGCGTTCTGTCCGTTGATACGAATGTGGTTGATGATAAGCTGCCGTGCTCGCTCCACTTCTTCACGCATGATGAGCGATGCCGCCTTGGGGTCGAATTGAATGCCTCCCTTGCTCATACCTCACACCCTCCTATGCTCTGTGTCAGCTGAAGGGAGTACATTACGCCCGACACGATCGTGCTCAAGCGCTCGATGATTGTCTCGTAGTACTGCTGCCCCTCCAGCGGTTCGAACTGGTGCGACTGGTTGATGGCTCGTATCATCCTTGCCCCTGCCACCTTCATTCGGTCGATGCACTCTCCGTTGTCTTCTCCTTCCGCTCCCCTCGGTACGGTGTCGAGATAAGCCAGGGCAACGTTCACGGTATCGTATACCCTGCCGTTGCGTATCTCTGTCGTGCCGCTGGCTGGGATGATGCACACGATTGCCGGATAGTTCAGTTTCTCCAGCTTGGTGTCTGCTGTGTCCCAGTCCTCGAATAGGTAGGTATAGTCTGGTAGCGTGTCTGCTGCCAGCTGCTTTAATGTTTCTCTGATTGTTGCCATAATTATCTGGATTTACGTTTCATTTCCTCTGCCTGCAACTTCTGCAGGTTCCGCTCGTATACGCTTCTCTTGTTATCCATTTCCATGCACTTGTAGATGCGAAGCCATGGAGTTTTTAGAACCTGGTCGTGGTCGCTGATGCCCATCCTTACCGCATACCAGTCCAGCATGCCGAACAGTCCGAACCGCAGGGTATCGATGCCTGCCTCCTTCTCCAGTCTCGTTGGCTTCGCTGTGTCTGTACTTTCGAATAGCTTGTTGATGCGCTCCACCTCTGATGTTACCCAACCGATGAGCATAACAACATCAACCGCCCTAGCCTGCTCCACTTCCTTGTGGCTCAGACCGAGGACGGTTGTCACTATCTGATACAGACTTTCTTCGCTGTCTGATAGCTGGGAAAGGTCTATTAGCTGCCCGATGGATAGCTGGTTGAGATTGTCGGGCACTTGCTTTCCTCCAACGAAAGCTGGTCGTGGCTGCTTGCCGATTTTATAGCTGGTGTGCCTAGCAACTGCCAGCCAATACTTGAATGTAGTGTTATTATCCATACGCTTTATAATTTTGTCGTTATCTTTGTCTCAATACGTGCGCCCTAGCCGTTCCATGGCTCGCTACGGATAACTTCTTCAAGGCTACGTATCGTATTGCGTCTATACCGTGGTTAAATGCGTCTATAGGCTGGTTCGTTGTCTCTCCATCCCTTGACTTCTTCCACTTGTATTGCTGCATGTTCCCGATGATGCCGTGGCTGCGTCTTGTTATGTTGATGCGGAAACGCTTCAAGATGTCGATACCGTTGTTGATACTGTCCGCTCCCTTGGTGCTGCCGATTATCCACAGCCCTCGGTTGTGTATCTCCTGAATGCTCTTAGGCTCTGCCGAATCCGCAATGATAAGGTCACGTTTCGTCCGTCCTTGTTCCTTGCATCGGTCTGCGATGTCATCGTTCGTCATTCCAGGCTGGTAGATTTCTTCGTCCACCCATAACTCTCCGTGCGCCAATATAACGTGCTCCAGCGCAGTTGGGTCGTTGGTGAATCCGAAGTCCATACCCCTGCATTCCATCTTCCACTCCTCCCTTGGTGGCAGCTTGTCAACGATGCCCCAGTTGGTGAAGATAAGCCCGGTTATCTTTCCGGTCAATCCTCTTGCATATACTCGCCAAAGTTCTGGGTCGTCAATCTCTTCAATTTTCTTGTGTTCCTGCTCAGTCAGGAATCGGTTGTTTCGGTGGTCGCTCAGGATCAACCTGCAATCATCCCTGCCGATGATGTTGTTGTGCACCCAAAACCTTGCACTTGGGTTGTAGTCGATGAACACCTGCTTTCGGGTTCGGATGGCAAGCTGCCAGAACACTTCGTAGGGCACACCGTTCGCCTCGTTAACAAACAGATAGTCTCGCTTACCGTTCTTTGCGTCCTGCGCATCTTGGTAACTCTTGAACTCGATGATTGAGCCGTTCTTGCCTCGGTAGCTGCTGTCGCTCTTGTTGTTCTTGAACCAGTCCAGCAACTCTGCCCTTGTGTGCAGGATGGTGTCGAGGTCTCGCATGGCTCCCACCTTCAGGTTCGGGAGGTCTTGACCGCACACCGTGATAATTGCCATGGGGTGTTCAAAAGAAAGCACTATAAGACGCTGCATGATGGTGTATGTCTTCCCCGAGGACGTGCCTCCTTGGTTTACGAGAAACCTTGGCTTCACGTCCGCATTCGGATCATACAGTTCACCAATAACGTCAAATAGTGCCATTCTTACAAACAATAAAACTTAAAACAAAATTATGGTAAAAAATTATTCTTTATCCAATCCCTCACGCTCGATTACTTCCTGCTCGCTGGATGCGCACTGGTGTCCCGAGTTGATGTATCGTACCTCGATGCCGCCTTGGAAGCCTGCGTTCAGGTCAAGCACGACCTTATCCAGTCCGAGCAGCTTGCAGATTTGCGTCTCTGCCTTGATGATGATGTCGAGGTAGCGTGGTTCTCCGAATCCTCGTTTCTCGGCATCGTACATCATCGTCTTGACGGTCTCGATAGAAAGCATCCTCCCTCGCTCATCTACGACTGGAAGTCCCTGCTGGTTCGATTTCTTTTCGTGGTAGTCTTCCTTGGATTTCTCCCAGGCTTCCCACGCTTCACGTATTACCAGCTTCAACCTTGCCACCTCGCTGGTTATTTTCTCGTCTGTGTCGGTCAGCCGCTCTTCCCTCCACTCCTTCAATAACCGCTGAATGTCGCAGTGCGCTTGATTGTATTTCGGTCTGTCGAGCCGCTTGCGAACCTCTGCCGTGATTTCTCGCTCTGTCCACCCTCTGCGGTATAGGGGTGCGATAATCTGCAGGCGGTTCTCGATGTCGATTTTCTGCGCTCGATGTTTGTTGTTGTTACCTTGTGGCATATTTTGATTACTTGAAATTTATTTGATTTTTTATAAAAATTCTACTTGAAAAACTTGCATATTTCAAATAAATTTCGTATCTTTGCAAACGTAATAAGGGAAGAGTCCTTATTTACTGAAACCCTCCGAGGATGAGGGAAAAGTAAAATGAAATCCCAAAGCCTTATGAGAACTTACATTTCGATTAGGATTTGGAAAATCAAAATAACCTTCACGATTGAGCTCTGAGGGTTTTGATTATTCCAATGGGTGGTGCTCGAACCACCACCCCACTTTGGGATTTCGTTTGCAAATTTACGAATTAATTTTCATATAACCAAATTTTTAACATTATGAGTACTACGAATGAAACTACCTCCAAATCTTGGGGAGGTGCTCGCAAGGGTGCAGGGCGAACGAAGAAATACGCTGCAACATTCTATTTCGGTGCTACCGAGGACGTGGCTAACATCTTGGCAGGGGTCGATAAGAAAGACCGCAGCGGCTTCATCAACCAGTGTATTCTCAAAGCGATGGGCAGGGGTTAATCTCCTGCCTTTTTCGGTTCCGATCCCTTGGAGGTTATTTTCTGCGAATTTCGTGCACACGGCTCGAACGTTTCAATCACGCTTAGTTATGCGCATGGCTTTAGAACGTGCCGCATACGCCCGCATATCGTCTTATCCGTTTATTATCTCCCATTCCCCGGTTGCTTTTACCAGTTGTACCATCGGTGCTTGGTCTGAGTACTCGCAGCTTGGGTCTTGGTTATCCCATTGCGCGATGAACTGCGATTTAGGGAAAGCCATCCGCAGGCAGATTACGGTCTCTCCGCTTCCGGTCGGTATGGTGTAGATCTGTCCCTCCTTGATGGTGTCGGAAAGGATGATTCTGTATTCGGCTGCCAGTTGGTTCATCATATCCATTGGCAGGTGTCCGCTGGTTGCATCGAAGGAATCGGGGAAGGTGTTTCGTATCTCGTTCATGCTCCACCAGCGGTTCGCACTCAAATCGCCACCGGGAGAAATTTCAACGCAGGGGATGCCTGCCTCCTTGATGGCTCTTGATGCGTTGCCGCAGGAGAAACAGACGCAGCGGTCGATGTGGTTCTCTTCCATGTGCCGCTTGATGATGCAGGCACGGATTGCCTTCGCTGTTCTGCTGATATCAATCGTCTGTGCCTTCATCGCTCTGCCCTCCTTCCTCTGCTGGTTGCTCTTCCTCTCCTGCTGGTGCTACGCTGTTGAAGGTGTCCGCAAGCTGTTGCGCCTCTTCCTCGTTGTATTCGATAGGCTGGAAATGGTCTTTGACGTGTTTCGGGTCGCCCTTGTAGAATACCAGAACGTTGGAGTGCATCTTTTCGGGCTGTCGCATATCCTCGAACGTCTTCTTGATTTCGTCCATTTCGCCTTTATAGAAAACGAGAACGTTTTGGTGGCTCTTCTGTGTCTTGCGTGATTTCATGCCTCCGTCTGCTCTAAGGCATCGGGTTGCGACCTGCTCGATCAAGATGAGTTCGTTATAATAGTGAAGACCGAGCCGCAGGAAGGTGGAGATATTGTCTCCAACGAAATTCCGGTACTCTCCGTTCTTCTTGTTTCGTACTTCCCCAATCTTGACAACCAGGAATGAGCCATCCTTCATTTTGTCTACGCATTGTCTGAAGATGTTTTCGTACTGGCTCATAAATTCCTCGTATGTGCCGAGTGCGCTCATGTCTTCCTTGCTGTAGACTTCCAGGTCGTAGTATGGTGGCGAGGTGAAACAGAGGTCGAAATCGCTGTCTTTGATTATCTGCCCGATGTTGTTTGAATCACCGCAGAAATATTTCACGCTGCCGTAATCCTTGGTCGCTTCTGTGTTGATGTCGACCTGCTCCTTGCGGATTTCCACAGCTTGATAGTCGTAGCCTAGCGTGCCAGCAACAACACCTTTTGTCTGCTCTCCTCCGAATGGGTCGATAATCTTTCCATGTGGCTTGCAGAACCATCGCATGATGATTTCAGCCAGTACTGGGTCGAAAAGGCTTGTACCCTGCGCCAATACACTACGGTCTGCCTTGGCTTTCTCTTCGGGCGATACATAGTACTCGAGATACTCATCGAAAGAGATGCCTTTCTCTTTTCTGAACTTCTCGCTCTTGGAGTACAGTTCCTTGTATCGCATTTCCTTGGAACGGACGAGGGTCTGTTCACGGCTTGCCCCGATGTCCTTGCTGGAAACGATGGCACGCCATTGCTTCTTGCGCTCAACCCAGTAGCCTTGGCGTGTGTCGAGGATTGAGAAGGGAGGAACGACAAACTTATCCACTAGGCTTGGTTTCGGTGCTCCTTCTCCTTCTGTTGGAGTATCGCCCCCCTCCTTTTGCTCATTGCTGATGCCTGCCATACCGAGAATCAATTGTGGGATTGCCCAGTCCGTCAGCGGCTGGTCTCCGAACTGGTTCGCCAGTGCATCGGTGTCCCAGTCTCCGAAGCCTGCATTATCCTTGATGATGAATTCTTTCTTCTGCGCCTCCGTCAGGTCTGATGCCTTGACGATGGTTGCAGTTGGCTGTTCCTGCCACTGGCTCCAGTAGTTGGCGATCGCCAGCTTCTCTGCATCGGTCAGTCGCTGGTCTGTGTCGAGAACGTCCATGATGGCTTCGGGTGTCATGCTCACGATGTGGCAGAGTGCCCTCGTTCTCATATTGCCACCCAGTGCCTTGTAGGTTTCGTCTACGACTATAGGGCGAAGCTGGAGCATCTTAGGGAAGACGAGGATGCTCTTTACCAGCTTTTGGAAATTCGCCTCAGTTATGGTTCTAGGGTTCGCCTCATTCTCGCTGACCCTTGATAGTGCGATTTCTTCTGTTTTCATTTTCTTCTTGTTTTAAGTTCGAAATTCGTGCTTATCTGGTAAACACCTCGGCAAAGATACTACTTTTTTGCTTTAGTTGTTTGTTCTTTGCACACTTTTAACTTTTTCCAACACTTCGTTTTTGTATTATCCATCAAAAGCTCTGATGGTCTTCTGCAGGGTTGTCTGTGGCTTCTGCGGTTTAACTCTGACCGGGTATCCTGCGCACACCCATGCGAGGAGAAGTGCGTCTCTCTGGTCTTGGTTCATTCTCGGCATTTTCTCTCCTGCGCTTACAAAATAAGCAATTTCGTCTTGCGTGATTTTTCCGTCTTTACCCTTCCAGCACTTCTTCAGTGGCTTGATGATTTCGCAGGGGATATTGTAGTGTTTGCAGCACTCGACAATCAAGATTCCGGTCTGATGGTTCATTCCGGTAGAGCGTCCGATTGCTGCTGCCTTGACTGCTGTCATGAACCGATTAATCACATGCCAGTTGCTTTTGTTGAGCCAGCCGCCTTCAATAACGACCTTAATCTTCTTGCAACTCTCGTTCATAGCCTTTAGGTAATCTATCAAAGCCGGGAAGTTCATTTTATAGGCTAAGAATTTTCTATCATCGAAGACTGCTCCGACACCGCTTTCTTGGTTGTCCGGGTCGATTCCAATTATAACTGTTCCTTTTTCCATTTTTTCTTTAAAGTAATTATTTTGTTTAAATTTCACGCATAAGCGTTTATTTTGTTTTGCTGGTGTAGTTTACTATCCAACACCCTTTACGTGCGCATATACGTGCACACATGCGTTATTATCCCTATCTTTCCCCTACCCCTTTCTTTCCCTTCTTTTTGGTTGAGATAGAGAAAGCTGGCAGGGATTCCGGAAGTTGTGCCTGCGGGTGCAAAATAAATGAATAACAAAATGAATATGTTGCAGGGTTCTTCCTTCTTCCACCGCCAGCCGAATGAATAAAAGCATAATTTTCTAACGATTTCTTTTTCTTACTTCTTCATGTACCACCTCGCTTTCTTTGTTTGTTGTCAGACTTCGGGAGATGCGTTTCCGGCTCTCATATCGTAATTTCAAGATGTTATAAGTTTATTTGTTTTGATATTAGAGCCTATCTCATTCTGTCCTCGCTGGTTAAAAACTCTATTATTGAACTCACGACCGATTATTCTTTTTGTTCTCGAGCAGCCATGCCAGATGCGCTGCCTGCTGCGGATTCTTGAACATGGATAGAGCCTTCTCTACGTCCGGCTTCTTCCTCTCATGCATCGCTCTGTCGGCTACCCGGTTCTTCGTACCGTAGTTCCGGTAGTGCTTACTCCAGTACTCTTTCTGATACGCCCGGTACTTTTCCCGGTTTCTCTTTCGCCACTCCTTCGTGGCTCTGAGGATCTGTTCCCGGTGTTCCTGGTAGTACGTTCTGTTCTTCTCCCTTGTTGCGAAATCGCTCATTGCATTCACTTATTGCCTGATGTTCTACATATTGCTTGCGTGCCGGGCAATAGATGCCATTTATGCAGTTTCGCCCGGCATCGCAAGCCTTACATAATTCACTCGCCATACGTCCTAGAATGGCAGGTTCTCAATATCGTAGTCGGTTAAGGCAATATTCTCGTGCCCCTCGTATGGGATGCAGCAGGAGTATTCCGATGAAATTCCGCTGCGGAGAGGCAAGACTTTATATCTATAAATTGCTCCCTCACCACGGTCACGAACAAATAACGCTGGAAGCCACTCGTAATTTTTTCCATCCCTTACCAGCACCTTGTCGAAGGTCTTGAAGGCTGGCTGCTCCTTCCCATTCTTCCAGATGTCGTAATGTTTGTTGAACAGTTCGACTTCGTTCTCTGTCGCTTCTCGAAGTTCCTTGTTAACGCTGATACGCAGGTCGAAGGTTTGGTCGGTCACGAACTTCTCGTTCTCGATTTCGTACTGGTTGCCGAATGTCAGCGTATCTTCGCTTTCGTTCTTGGCAATGAGCTCTCCGATGATTGTCAACTCTCCGTCCTCGTCTTCCTCATTGAAAACGTAGAGTTTGCCGACTTCAAACGTAAGTTTCGCTGGCTTCTCAATTTCCAGGGTTTCCCGGTTCAACTTGCCTCCAAAACGCTCTTCGATTTTTGTTACATAAATTTCAGAATCTGCACGGTTCAATTTTTGGAAGGTATTTGTAGAAAGATTACCTTCATTCTGATACCATTTGTCTTCATAACAATCATGCGCAAACTTTCCCTTAAAAGCTCGGTAAGTGTTGTCCTCAAAACCATCAAAGATTGTATAGTACGGCTTCTTTCCTTCGTAACAAATAAGCACGTCTCCCTTCTTGAAGAACTTGCTCCAATCTCTCATTTCGTTAGAAGGGAAAAGCATTACTTCTCCTCCCTCCATCCATCTGCCGTTCTTGTCGAAGCGATAAATTCTGAGGTCTTTTTCAGTCCTGATTGTTTCATTGTTTGATGGAAGAAAAGTAAACACAACATTTCCGCACATTGGCGTGTATAACTCTGTGCCATACTCAACACCCTTCAATATTTCGTAAATATCAATATCTTTCTGTTCCATTGTCTGAATGTTTTTATTGTTTGCTATTCTCACTTTCATAATCTGAATGTTTTTTATTGTTTACAACTTCACTCGTCCGAGTTTCTTGTACAGTTCCACCAGTTCCTGAGTGTCGAGCCAGAAGTCGGTGTTGCCAACGTATACGTGATGTCGGTGTTCGTCCGTGATGATTTCTATCTTTTTCATATTTTTCGTTATTTAAAAAGTTCCTGCTGTGGATGAATGATGTCTGCACGCTTCTTCTTAGCTGCCCAGAGAAGGAGGTTGGTGTTCTTTGTTCCAGCATTCTTCTCGAGGTCTCTGATGATGCAGGTCAGGGCATCGTGCTCCGCTTCTTTCTCATTACCGTAGAAGATGCTGAGAGTGTCATATCTACTCGGGTAGACTACCGGGCTGTCGTACTCATGCTTTCCCTTCTGAATGCTGTAGCCCCATATCCAGCCGAACTGTGTATTGGCGGTCATTACCTTCCATCCCCAGTTGTCTGCACCCTCTACGGCATACTCGATTACGTGCGGATTGATGCACTCATCCTTGATATTGAACTGGAAGCCTTCGTGCTCTGCAACCGGCTTCTTGATGTCGTAGCTATTATCGGTCAGCCACTTGAACCAATCGTTCGATGTCTTGAATACGAGCCCTGCGGCTCTGCATTCGTGAAAAAATAATTCATTCATGGCTTTCAATCTCTATAAAGTGACAATCTCCGCAAAATGCGCAAGCACAATACTCGCCCAGTTCCTCGGCATCAAGGGCACACACATTGCAGCCACTTTCATTACGAGTATCATTCTTAACTCTGAGAACCTTGCCTTCTACATTCAGAAGCGTACCTTCCTCGAAATCCTTGGCTATTTCGTACGGTTCATTAATTACAATTACTTCTTTTTCCATATCTATCCCTCCTTGATGTACTCGGCAAGTGCTTCACGCTGCTCAGGTGTCAGTACGTCTGCGATGCGCTCTGCTGCTTCTTGTCTGCTTGAACTGTTCAACGTATTGAATGCATCCTCAATGATTTCGATAGTTGAGTCAGCATCTAAATACCAGATATTGTCTTTTACAACATTCTTTCTGGTTTCTTCGACTGATAAGTTTTGGAACATGTCGACCAAAAATTCCTCTTGGTCTTCATCTGATAGACCGTTGAACATTTCCTCTAGGTCGATATCAATGCTCTGATTATTGTATTCTGCCATAATTCTTTCGTTTTAAGCGTTTAAAATCTGTTTGCCTTAATAATTTACCGACCGAAGCGTGAAAACGGCTCAGAGCGGCTTATTTTGCCCTCATTTGTTATTTTTCGGGCTTCCAGTCGATACCCAGCCGCTGCAGAACTCCCTTCTCGTAGTATCTTGTCAGCGAATCCTTGGCAGGCTTGTTGTTCGGGTTCTTCTTCAAGTCTTCGAGGTTCTGCTGGATTACCCATCTGAACTTGCTGTCTTGGCTCTGCTGGCTCGCTGGCTGCTGGTGCTTGGCTTGCTCGTAGAGTTCCCCGATGCTCGGTCTTGCCGTTGCCGAAGGATCCTGCGCCTTGACTGCTGCCGATTGCGGCTGCTGGCTTGTGGCTGGCTCGTTGTTGAAGTTGCCTTCCAGCACCTTTGCGAAATTCTGCTCATTACCGAATATCCAATCAAACTTTCCGAGCCAGCCGTGCTTATTATTGCCGTTCATGAAGTCAGATGCCATCGCAATGTCAATTACCCGGTACAGAGTTTTCACGTCTCCCTTGCATTGACGAACCCTTGCCTTGACCATCACCTTGCGGTTCTCAGTCATGAGCGTAATAGGCGGCATCGCACTCTTCGTCTCATCATGCTTGCGGTTCCAGTATTCCTTGACGGCAGCATAGTCTATCTTTTGAGATTTAGCACCCTTGCCGCCACCGGGTGCTTCGGTCTTGACCGATGCACTCTGAATACCTTCTTTAGAAGGTTCTAATATATTTGTTTCTTTAGAAACATCATTAACATCTACATTATCATAAACATTATCATTATCATATTCATTATCATTATGCATTGCAATTTGTGCATTTGCATGCATTTGCATGCTTTTGCATACGTTTGTATGCTTTTGCATGTCTTCGCTTGCTTCTGAATCCAATTGCTTTTTATCCCAGCGTTTTCGTGCATTTGCACGGAGTCGCTCGCACTTCTCCTCGTATTTACGCTGGTTTCGCTCCATATCATCTTTGATGAATGCGAAAGATAATTTAACGAGAGGATCTTCGATTGAAGGTTCTTTGCCAGTCTTAGCAAAAGAAAGCATGTGCCTTGTTAGCTGCCCGAGTTGTGCATCGGTCAGTTGCTCGAAGATTTTTAAATATGATGTGTATATGATAAATGAATCACTCATGATGTCTTATTCTGATAATGATAATTTCTTTTCCAGCTTCCGTTTTAACACTGTAGCCATCCGGATTTTGTTCCGCTGGCTTGTGTCGGTCGGTGCTGTCACTTTCCCACCTAGGGAAATATAATTCTCCAGTTGGGAAATTATATTCCTTAGGTCGGTTTTTGATATAGAAACAGCCATAAGCCCTGCCTTTACTTAATGAGCAATCTCCGTGCTCCCTGCACTTGCTTGATGTAGGCAGCGCATTCCTCGGGATGGTCTGTCTGAAAAGCCTTGGCATCGAACTTCTCGCTTGCCTTCGGTGCTTTCCACGTTGCCAGCGTCCGTCCGTTTCCGTCCACGATGCTCTCAGCGTCACCAAAGAAAAGTTTCAAGTTGTCCTCGATCTCCTTCTGTCGGTTCTCCAGTGCCTTGCCCTTCTCCTTGATTTCCTTCAACTCGATGAGCATGTCCCCGATTTCTGCTGTGGCTTCAATCTCCTTTCCTGCCTTGTGCAGTGGCGACTTCAAGAGAACGTCTTGTGCGCTGTAGGCTGGCGGCTCTTGGTCGCCCACGATGTAGTCAAGCCAGAACTTGGTTATCTCGTCCCTCATCCATCCGAAGAACTCGGGGTCGAAATCGATGTCACGGTAGCCGAACTCCCTGCCTGCTGTCAGCCAGGCAAGTGCTCCGTCCTTGTATTCTCCCACTCCGAGGTTCATCTGAAGCTGGCAGAACCAATGTTTCGGCAGGTCATCTGCATCTATCTGCATCTGCGTTGTCTTGCACTCGAGGATGCTCTTGCTCGCTTCGTTGTGTGTTGCTCCGGTTCTCCAGAAGGTGCGGTCAGGAGATACTCTCAGATAAGGAGTATCGGTGTTCGTGATGGTGTAGTCGTCCGTGCTCGCCTTGATGATGTGGCAGTGGCTCTCTCGCTTGAAGAACTGCGCCACGGCATCCTCCAGCAGGTGTCCTGCAACCATCGCAAAGTTCTCCACCTTTGGTGGGTCGATGCCCTTCTTGCGTCTCCATAACTGGTATGGGGTCTCCCATGGGTTCAAGCCAAGCACTGTGCCTGCCTCTGATGCACCAATTCCCTTTGAGCGGTTCTGCAACCACTCCTCTCTGCTTTTATATTTAATTATCTGTTTCATTGTCTGAATGTTTAATAGTTGCCACGGCTTCCCTTGGTAGGTTGTGATGGGAGCCCACCCCATAGGTTGTGCCGTGGCGGTTCGGGCAAACGTTATAACTTTATAAACTAAACTACTTCTTCGCTGCTGTGCCAGTCTTTCCTTGGCTGCGGCTCATTGCCTTCTCTGCCTTCTTCTGTGCGCTCTCGGCTGCTGCCTGCGCCTGCTGTGCGATGGCTTCCTGCTGCTTTGGCTTTTTGAATGTCTCCTCCACTGTGGTCGTACCTTCCTTGATGGCGTTGTACACACCAGCCAGCTTCTGAATGTCCTCTGCCGTTACTTCCTCGGCTGATTTCTTGCCCAGGTATTCCAGCAGCATAAGGTCTGTTACCTGGTACACTTGGAAGCAGGCTACGCAGCTCTTCCACTGGCTCTGTACGCCAGTCTGCTTGATGTGCTCAAGTGCCTTTGCCTGCACTTCCTTCACCACGCTTGCAATCAATACCTGCGGCACGACCTTGCAGATTGCGTTACGCTGGGCGATTGCCACAGCTGCATTGCCAACTACAACCTGCATATCCTGCGAGAAGGTGTAGCCCTTCGATGTCAGAATGCTGCGCTTCACTTCCACGGAGTAGGCAACGTTGCTCTCGAGGTCGTGGCAGACGCCCTGCGCTGTAATGGTCTTGCCATCGTTTGCGATGATGCGACCCGCGATGCGCAGGTTCTTCCAGCAGGCAGATATAATCTCAGTGAATCTCACGCTCGGACCCTCGATAATAGAAACCTGTCCGTCCTTGCCCTTGCGTTCGAGATGATAGAAGCAGTTGTATGCCACATCATCGTCCATCGCTGCCAGTGCTACCATATTCTGCTTGCACTGCATGATGTCTCGAGGGAACTTGTGCGCTGTGGCAATCTGTCCGTCAATCTCCGAGCGGTTGATAGCTTCCAGCATTTCGCCACCGCTTACTTGAATAATTTCATTTTCCATAATTCGTTCTTTTTAATTGTTCAACATAATCTTTTAATTAACTCTAGTGGAAGGCTGGGGATTCGAACCCCAGTTGACTGCCAAAACTTACCCCACCATTGCCTGCTGCTGGTGGATGCCCTTCCGTTGCAGGGCGCACGCTGTCGTTTCCGCATATTGCATGGTAAAAACAACTAATTTTAGATAACCTTTGAAATGAGTTTAGCGCGCGTCCTTTGCCCTGCCGCTGCAGGGGTTTCAGCATATAAACTAAGCAAAAATTTATGTGGTCAAACCAGTTGATCCATAAGGCTGTCGAGCCTGCTTTCCTCGAAGGCGTCCATCGGGTCTTGGTCTGCGTATTGGCTGTTCTCCTCCAGCCAGTCGTCCATCACGTCTTGATAGTTAACGCAGCCCTCGATAGCTTCCTCCAGCCGCTCGCTTTCGTTGTTGCTGTTCTTGTGCGTCACGACCGCAATGTTCCCGGTTCTGTCGCACCATACACAGATGCCGCCTGCCTTGGTCTTGATGTCTATCCTTGCAACCGCTGGTCGCTGTGGATCACGGTCTAACTCAAGCCAGATGGCATCATACATTTTACTTCTGCACTCCTCGATAATTCCCGGTACCATATTATTGTCTGTTTAGATAGTTGAAGAATGTCAGACGTGCGTCCGCAAGCGTCTGCTTGTTAAACTCGCTCATCGGGAGTACAGGTATTCCGTCCAGTGAAAGACAAAGCATGTTGTCGAACTCCCTTACCTGAATGCGTCTTTCCGCTTCCTTCATGGTTGCCAGTCGCTTGTTGTCCTTTCGCTCCTGCTCCCACTTTGCGGTAAGCTGCTTCGCTTTTTCATAGGCATTCATCATAGGGCAATCCTCCAGACTTTTTTAATCTCGCTGCCCTCGAAAACCTTGCGGTTGTCGATTCTGCGGAACTTGACCTTAATCTTACCAGCCTGCAACCATCTGCGCAGGGTGTTGCGATGGATGCCCAGCACCTTGCAGGTCTCTGTCATGGTGTATCTGCCTGCATCCGCTACCTTTGGTTCTTCGTTCGTCATATTATGCCCTCCAAAAGATTAAAGTTACTAATACGATGGCAACTGCCAGGGATAATACTTCGTCACTTGTGATAATCTCGATAAACTTCTTCATACGCTCTGAATGTTTAATGGTTCTACTTGATTATTTTCGCACGGCTGTGCGTCTCTTCTTTGGTGTTATCAATCCAGCCTTTATGAGGATAACACGCACGTTCTGCTGGGTGCAACCAACACGCTGTGATACTGCGAGCATTATTCTGCTGTCTGAGGTCTCGGCAGGTGCTTTTGCTCGGAAATCTGCAAACATCGCTATGATGTTCTTCTTTCTTTCGTCCTGCTGCTTCTGCAGTGGGGTTCTGAAATCATAATTAAAATTTTCTCCCATTTTATTTGTATTTTAAATTATTTTCTTTATCTTTGCAAAAGAGTTTTTAAACTCGTTCTGTAATTCGGTTGCAAAAATACAATAAAATATTTATATTCACAAACATTTGTGTTTATATTTATAAATTATTTACTTTAGTTTTAATTTATTTAGAATTAACTATGACTGGTGAAGAAATGAAAACATATTTGAGGCAGAGAGGGTTATCTCTTGCTTCTGTTGCTGAAGAACTGGGCACAAGCCCACAAAATCTGAATGGCAAGTTAAAGGCTAAAAGTCTGAAATCGGACTTTATATCTGCAATAAAAGCAATCATCGACAAGTGTGCCCCTCCCCTCCCTGCAGAGATGGAAGCGGCTGTTATCGGTTCAAACGTCAATGGCTCGAACAGTTCAAACGTTTCTCAGTCAATAGGTAGTGATGCTGCCTTGGCTGCTGAGAATAAACTGCTGCGAGAACAGAATGAGTTCCTGCAAAGTCAAGTTAAAACGCTGCTTGCCATTGTCGGGCAAAAATAATTTAGTAACTTTGCAAAATGAAAAAGTATGGTTAGTCAAAAAACATCAGACGATAGGGAGACGGACAGAAGAAAGCTCTTGGCTGGGTATCTGTACGACTGCTCGAAAATGATACACGGCAGCGTGGCGATTGGCGGTCTGTCCCCTTTGTTCACTGGCAACGAACTTGCACTGGTGAATATTGCGTGTATCGTATTCGGCTTCTTTGGCGGTATCGCCCTTGCCATGGAAGCTAATTATATAATGAAATTTAAAAGTTAGAGATTATGGTAACATATTTGTTTTTTAATGTATTCGTGTTCGTGGTGAGCGTTGCGTTTGGATTGTTCCTTAGGTCAAAGCGAGGACACAAATGGTTGCGTGAATTATAACAATTCAAATATTTAGAATATGGAACTAGCAACTTTATTTATGTTCATCGGTGCGGTTATCGGCACCAGTCTCGTAATTTGGTCTAAGACTAAATCGGGGCAGAAGTGGTTGCGTGAACTTTAGTTCTCGCTCCAGGTACAATATCAACTAAAATTCTAAGTAACGATGAAAGATGAGGATTTCATAGAGCGGAAGGAGAAGGTTCTTCTTGCCGCTCTCGGTAAAAGCTGGCTATGGAAAGCCAGCAGGTTGATACTAGGCATCATCCCTCCAGTGGGTGCGCTTGTAATGCTGGTTCACTGCACTCTGCTCTCGTTCGGCATTCGGGAAAAACTCACAGAGTGGATATTCGACTGCTCGCTGTTCGGCTTCATTGCCTGGATCATCATCAGCCTAGCCTATGGCTTCTGCTGGGTGCATCGGGCATTCATTACCTACGGAGTGCTGATTTCATTCTGCATCGACTTTCAGCGTTCTTTCGGGTTCGGTGTTTTTCGCCAGCCGCTGCAGCTGCTGATGGTCGCCCTAGGGCTGCTGCTCTTCTTCGTCTTCATCAAGAAAAAGGCTTGGAATGAGTTCTACGACAGAAATATTAATCATTTAAACGAAAAGTAATATGAAAAAGATAATAATGCTGTTTGCGCTTGCGCTTGCGTGCGTGGGTGTGCGTTCGCAAACACTTCTATCTAGGAGTTATGATGTTTCTCCAGTTATTAGCTACACCGTTTTTGAGCCGCAAAAAGACACGGTGTATTACTGGCAGATAAACAATGTTAATTCAGCTAAGATGATTGAATCTTTCTATCTTAGGTTTCGTGGAAGAAACGAACTGCAAAGAACGCTCAAATTTCTTGTCTCACTTGAAGGTGAAGAAAAGGGTAGGACTTACAGGCTTGACGACACGATTGACGGAAACGAGGTAACAACTGGAAAGGTAGAAGGTTTCCTCTTTATCCCATCCGCAGAAGGTGTTACCATTGAAAACAAAAAAGGGTTTCTTCCATCCTCATCATTCTATACCTACAAAAGTCTAGCTGATGTTGCCAAAGGTGGCTTTGATGAAATTAAAAGAAAGAAACAACCTCGGCAATTCGTGTTTGAATGAAGTATCTTAGTGTTCTTCTCGCCTACGAGAAATATCTGCCAGTGCTCACCCCTTCCGAGGTGGATGGGCTGCTGGCTTCTCGCCCCTCGCTGGCTCAGTTGCAGGACTGGTCGCAAAGATTGAATAACCACCGGGCAAGGCTGGAAAGCGTTTTCAGTCGTGCCTATCAAAAACAGAAAGATTATGGAAGATAAAAATCTGATGTCCGCTGATGTGGATATAGTAGTTCGTTTCTTCTCTGCCATCGACCGCCTGAAGGCTGATGGTTGCATTGGCGGTCTGAAGACAATAACAGACCGGTATGGTATCAACCGCTGGAACATCATGTCCCTGCGAGAAAAGCCTGCCGAGTACTACGGTCGCTTTCGTCCGTCTTGGGTTCAGTTCCTGGTACGTGATTACCACATCAACCCATACTGGCTGCTCCTTGGCTCTGGGGAGTTCTATGCAACTGGCTTCACGCCCGAAATCGTGAAAAACCTGAACAAAAACTGCACAAAGAAAATGCAGTCTGCATAAGTTTTTAATTTTCAATTATTTAGAACATACGTT